TCAAAGCCCCACAATGTGGCAATGACTCCTTAAATATCTCTTGATGATTTCTATCTTTTCTTCACTCACAATTTCGCCAGGACGAAGAATTGGAATATCTGGCGGATAGGCATAGACAAAATGATGTGCCCTGTCTCCCACAGAAAGAGAAAGGGTGATCTCTTCTCTCGGCCAGCACACAATTTCCTCTTTGTGTATGCGCCAATCAATATCTTTCATTGCATTCAGAAGACGATCGATACCCTCCTTGTCATCTCCTACCGTGAGCATAGCCAAGGTATACTCCACCCCACTCATCTCCGTCTCTATCGAATAATCTCTTCTCAAAATTTCTTGCAATTGCTCGCCAAACATAGACTCACCATTTATTTTTGCCCCCAATATAAGTTTGGTCTGGTCAATCCCCGCTATATATTTTGTTTTGTCTTGGCCTGGATTCCAGCAAAATACATAGTTTAATTTGCCTATCTGAGCTCGAAATTCTTGTTGCCACTCCCACAATTGAGCAAGCTTTTTTTTACCCATTTCATCCATATACCGAATAGCCACATCAATAGCTGACATCAAAATATAGGAGGGGGAACTCGTTTCAAAAAAAGTTAGACTTCTTTCCATTTCATCTCTAGAAATCATTTCTCCCTGAATATGCAATATTGCAGTCTGTGTCAGAGATGGCAATGTCTTGTGAACACTTTGAATCACCAGATCTGCCCCACAATCTAGTGCCGAAAAATTTTGTTCCTGTTTTAAAAAATGCAGATGTGCTCCATGTGCTTCATCAACAATCAATGGAATGTGATGTGCATGTGCAATATCTGCAATCTCCCTCACCTGCAAAATTACTCCTTCATAGGTTGGTGAAGTGATATAGACAAAGGCGAATTCATCTTTCTGCTCTCTTATCTTTTCCATCACCTTTTCTGGATTTAATCCAGCAGTTATTCCTATATCCTCAAAATATTCTGTATCAACAAAAATTGGCTCAAGTCCAAATAGCTCTAAGCCATGGTAAGCACTGATATGTGCTCCCGGTGTCATCAGCACCTTCTTTTTTTTCCTGCTACAACAATGCATGGCACTCAAAATCCCACCACTGCTTCCATTAACTAAAAAAAAGGTATCCCTTGCCCCATAAACTTTGGCAGCATATTGCATGGCCTGTAAAATGATTCCCTCAGCTTGATGCAGATTATCTGTTCCCTCCACCTCTGTGACATCTATGCTATAGATATCACAGAGCAAATCTTTGATGCAAATAGGCACATTTCTCTTGTGCCCTGGCATATGCATCGGGTAAATCCCCGACGCTGTGTACTTCCTCAACTTCTCTGCCAAACTCTCTTCTCTTTGCATACTAATCTCCGACCATTGGCATTGGAGATTTCTGATTAATATCAAGCACCAATGTTTGACTCTTTGTCGCATCCTGCAAATAGCAGTATAAAAGATTTCCCTCTGAAATAATCATCTTTACCTTGCTATTTGCAGGAGATCCCTTTGCAGCCCTTTGTGTATCGTCATTAATACTACTGAGTGTTCCCTCTCCAATACTATAGGCTGCTAACTTTCCGTAATTTTCATTCCCATCTGCATCTGAATACTCCACCATCACACTGGCATTTTCTGGGTAGTAGTACATCGTATCTACTTTCCCCTTAAATTGCCCTGTCAACTTGGTCTTTTTTTTATTTGTCAAATCCACTTTATAAATCTGACTAATCGGTATCTTAGCAGCATCAAACCGAACTACAGTAGCATAGTAGAGATCATTATTTGCTACACACATATCGGTAATCCATTGCCCCTGTGTCAAATACTTCTTCCCATCCAAGGTATAGATATTATTGTCCATCTTGACATTACTTTTCATCACTTGCATATTTCCAACTCTTGTGGGAATACGGCTGACTGTAGTAATTTTCCCAGCATCAAGATTATAGATTCTTGTTCCTATTTGCTTTGTTGACCCTGACTCTGGATTGCCACTGGCATCTTTTAAAATGTATTGATTATTTTCTTCTCGAACTAAGGCCGTATCCACAGCTCCTGCAGCTGCCGCTGCTGTCGTCTCTGGAGTGGTCTGTGCTGCTTCTGTTCCCTGAATGGTTGCCTCATTGCTGGAAACAAAATAGAGCATCTTGTCGTCCTTACAATACCATACATTGTCCCCTACAATTACATATCCTCTTACCTGATCAGAAATCAGCTCCAAGCGATTTTCTCCCTCTTTTAGGCGCATCAAATCGGGATACTGATTATTTCCCTCCTGCATTAAAAAATAATTCCATTCTCCATTTTTTACAATGGACTCATCAATAATATGATTTTTTTGATCTGTAAGCCCATATTGTTCAAGCTGTCTGCCAAGATCAGTGTCATTGATTTCCAACGAATAATCTCGATTGATTCTTTCCAAAGCACCACGATCAGAAAAGGTGAAAATCTGCTCCCCTATTTGCTTTTCTCCTGTCACCATATATCCAGTGTCATCAAAGTAATAGAGCTGTCCCTTGTCATCTAGCCAATTGTCTGTGACAAAATGTCCCTCTGGCTTTCGGTATCTCCATCCCTGTGTATATTGATTCCAACCAAACACTGGTTGCTGAGGATCAACTTTTGTCTCGGACTTTCCTCCTGATGTTGCCACTGTCGCCAGTGTTGTATTCGTCGATGCCGTCGAGGATTGATTTGGAAATAGCTTGATAATGGCAATGCTGGCTGCCGTCACCAATACCGTTCCAGCCAAAAGGGCAATCATTGCTCTTCGATCCCCTTTTTTCTTTTCCCCTTGACTTGTCGAAGTCTCCTCCTCTCCAATCACCAACTTTTCTAATGGTCCCATTTCATCTTCAATCTCTGGATTTAAAAACCCTAACTCATCCTCTATAGAGATGAGTACAGTTTCTGCCTTTTCTTCCAACCTCGAATGATGAACCATTCCATCAAAATCTTTAAACTCAGTAATTGGCTTTCTTGGATTATATTCAATTGAAACTTTTTCAATCACAGTGCGCATCCATTCTCTTGTCAATGCTGCACTTGGAATTTTATCTGCATGATTCCAAACATCTTTATAAACTCTTTTTACAATTTCCCAAATATATACTTCATCACTCGATGTCGAATGAATATCCATATACGTGTCTTGATAAGTCAAAAGATAGAAGTCTTCAAAACCTTCCACAACACCATTTTTTATATTTTCAATGGCTTCTTCAATTCTACTTGCCAAGCCTACACCCCCTAATATAAATTATACTCTTGTACTAGTATATCGTATTCGCCAAAGGGGTGCAATAAAAACGAAAAATTGTCATTATCAACAACAAAAAAGGAGCTGTGAAAAATTCTCACAACTCCTTTTGTTTAACCTGAGACACCCGGGACTCGAACCCGGGACAACTTGATTAAAAGTCACCCTATATTTAGCATACAAATCTGCTATTTATAAGGCTTCTTGTAAATTAGTGCGACATTTTTGCGACATCTGGTATTACTCTATGACTTCGTATTTACTTAGATCAGGTGCATCTGTATCCAACTTTTTTACGAGTTAATGTCTTCATTGATGATGGTTAAAGGTGTTTCTTGCTCACATCGTGTTAAATCAGAAGGACTAGACACATATCGTCCATCCCACTCTCCGTCACAATTTAACCAGCAATAGCCTTTTTCATTTCTGACATAGACATCTTTCGCTACTATGCCGCTGTCTGTAGCATAGTACCACTTGTCATTGTCTTTAAACCATTGATTGCTGAGCATTGTACCATCTTCTTCATTAAGATAGTACCACTCATCTTCTTTGGTTATAAACCACCCTGTAACCATTTTCCCACTACCATCAAAGACATACCAGCGATTTGCAATTAATGCCCATTGATTTTTAAGTTCTGTACCCTCTTTTGAGTAGTGCCAACCATCATCTTTTTTCGTCCATCCTGTGGTGTGTGCTGCCGCGTACTCCACGCAGGCCATGTATGCACACCACGACACAAATTGCTGACACCAGTACGCCCCATTGTCACCATACCAATGACCGTACTTTGTAAAATTATTTGCCCCCGCATTCACAGTTTTTGAATACAGCATATAGTCTGAAGCTTTTTCTAAATAGCCATTTTCTGCAAGAGCTACTCTCACTAAATCTTGTGCCATACAAGTTTGCTCAGAAAAGCATGGTGTACCAAACCCGTTGATTTTATGCATTCCGCCCACATCTGCAGTTGTAAAGCTGTATGACTTAATTGCCACACATCCGCCGTTTCGTTCATACATTTGTGACGATGTATTGCCTTCAACTGTTTTGATATCGTATCTATCCCCATTTTTATTCACAGAGATTACAATGCCTACATGGGCCACACGCCCGACAGATGTATGATAAAAATAGATGATGTCACCTGCGTGAGGTGTTTTGCCATAACGGTTTGCTTTTACAAAGCGGCCTTTTCCCGTCGGCGTGTACTCTGAGTATCCGCCACATAGCAATTCTTTCCCTGCGTTATATGCATTGTTCAATTCCATAAATTTGCTCCCTTCTATAAAAAAAGAGCGTTTAAGCCTTTTTACTTAACGCCCTTAAAAAATTTTCTATGATTTTTTATCACTCTCATTATCCTCAAGCTTGATAATTTCCCCTGTGTTGTGTTCAAGAAAAAACTTTAATTTTTCCCATAAAGGTTGTACTGGTAATCCCGCCAGTGCCATATTTTTTAGCACTGACATAGCTTCGTAGACTGTAAACATCAGTGCGAAAAGCTCCATAATTGTAATATCTTTTGTAAGCGGGGATATATTCCGTAGTCCTTGCGGCACAAATGCAATTAGATTCATTGGCATCAATGTATCCACAAAAACAAGGCACACTACACACATCAGCATACCCACCTTGCGAATTCCCCCGTCGATGCCGACAGCAGAATTGAATTTTCGTTCTTTAAGGGCTCTCAGACTTCCAAAGATCATATCCATCACAATACTGACTACCATCAACTTTGCCAAGGTATTTTGCCTTAAAGTTAATCCTACTGTTGCTAACAGCCAATTAAACATATACTATATTCCTTCTTTCTCTGTTGTGTCGTCCACAGCAAATTCCTCTGCTCCAAGTGCAATAAGAACCTCTTTTACTTGCTTTTTCAGCATTTTCGGGACACTCACATAACTCCTTTCGCCATCAATAATTAAATATGCATACACAGTTGCTAATCCCTTATACTTCATTTTTTTACCTCCAGTAAAAATTATAATATTAGTTAAAAAGTCACTAAAAAAACTACTCATTTGTCTCATCTTCTTTGTTTGACACAAGTAGCTCAGATAGCTCAGTGACTGAGTTCCCAAGCGCGATAAGCTTTGCATTATTCAGCTCTAATCGCTTTTGCATCTTTTCAAGAGCAATAGATTGTGAAATTTGATTTGCTTTTGTAATCAGCTTTCCACTTTTAGTATCCACGCTTTGCAAAATTTCGCCATCAGGAACATCAAAACTTCTAATTTCAACCTTTTCCTTCGCTACTACTGTAGTAGAACCAAAAATTGCACCAGTTTCTTTATCAAAAAATACTGTGACCTGCATCTTTTTATCTCCTTTCCTACTCATCAAATGCAGCAGATGCGTATCCCTTCACATAAATATTCAATGTTGTGTTGTTGTTTGTATAGTTTCCAGTGTGTGTTACAAAAAGCTGTGTACCGCTTCTTCGTAAGCTAAACTGATTTGTCGCTCCATCGTCTGAAATTACCCAAGTTTCGACATTTGTATTTTTAGAAAGTGCAAGCGTTGTGATATGATACCTGCCTCCTTTGTCTGTGCGAAGATATCCTCCACGCTTTATATCTTTCCCCACAAGGTCTATACCTACGATTAGTGTGTTATACATATACCAATTATCGTTAAAAGTCACTGTATCTGTTGATTGTGATACTTGAAAAGTATAGTCTCCTGTGATTGATGAATTTGCAATCGTATCAATGTAATCTCTACTTCCTTCTACGCCATTGATATTGATATTTTTTACAATATTTTGAGGATATAAATTTGGTGATGGCAAAAAAGTCCAGTCTGCTCCTTCAATTTTGTATCCATCTGGAATTCTACTGATAATTCCCCTGCCTCGCCCAGCTATTGTGTCGTCCCAGGCGTGGCCCTCACCATTCCAGGCGGATATCACTCCACCTGTGGAGCTTATCCAACGGGGTATTTGTCCTTGTACCCCGCAGACGCTAAGAGTATCTAGCATCTTTGATGGGTCCAATCCCAGCACACCTCTTAATTTGTCCCATGGAAGCCACATATATGCATGCCCATTTTCACCTGGGTGATATCCGCTTTTTACCCAACAGTGCACCGAATCTCCGCCATTTGTGCCGATCAACTCTGTAGTTTGACCATTTTGATAAATTGGTATAGTGCCATTTACACCAGCTGCACTATATCCTTGTAACCATTTTGAACCGTCAAGACCTAGTACTCTTGCAAGGTCCGTCCACCTTAGCCATATATATGGCCTTCCACTTGCATTATGATAGTAGCCATTTGGAAAATTTGCAAAAACCGAGTCACCACCATTCGTGCCGATGTTTAAAGCTGACAGATTGCCATCACCTTTATCTTCTATTTCCCCTCTTTTCCCAAAAATCACAGCATTGTTTAGTACGCTTTGCGATGGTATATGTGCCCGAATCCATTCGAAAGGTATTATAATTTCTGCTCCTCCACTTGGCGTGCTTTCTTGGATATATGCTCCTTTTTGAATTTTTACATACGCTTTACCATTATCAAATCGCCACGAAAGAGGGCTTGTTTGTGATGGCATATTTGGTAAAGTGCCATTTACCACTTCGTCGTTACTATCTGCTGTGACGGTTGTATACCCTTGTACAATCAGATTAGTAGTAGCGGTCACATCGTCCGAAGTAACCCCTCCACCTGCTTTGAGCCAAATCCCTTGTGCCATATTATACTCCTTTTAAAAGCACTGTGATATTTTCTGATGGACACTTACGATTACAGTAAAATGTAACTGCTCCATTATTTGTCTCGAATCCATCGATACATTCACAAGCTTTTTTATATTCTTTAGATGCTCCTCTTGGAATTTTAGGGCTTCCTATAGGTTGTGATTGTGAATTGATTTCTGTTATCGTCACACTTTGCAAAAATGGTGCACTTACACTCCATCTATTTGCTAAAAGTATTACTTCAATTACTTTTGTACTTGAAGCGATATCTGATTTAGTTCTATCTATATTTGTTTTTGCATCTGTCACAGCTGTATCTATTTTATCAAAGTTGGTATTCAGTACTTCTACATCTACAAAGTCTGTTAAAGAAGGCTTATCAAGATGTAAGTTTGTAGTTTGATTCACTTATAAAACCTCCGTCCTTATCTGTGTCCATGTCGTACTCGTAAAGCGCGACCATGTAAAGTCTCGCACTGTTCCCCATGCGTTGAATCTTAATTGTATCGTTAGCTTTAAATTGCATGGCATTATTTCATTGAGCAAGCGTTTAAACTCTTCAAATAACTCTTGGCTAGTTAACTCAATAAGTATATTTACAGCATAGTTAGCGTAGTCAATAGTTAGCTCATATTGATTTTCTCCACCGCACATTGCATTTAAAATGCTTTTAAGTTTGTTAAGTGAATACGGCAATTGCCCAACTAGAAAAGATTTTATACGCATCTTTCTAAAATCAATAGTATCTGTGTCTCTAATTACAATGCCCAAAATTCGTTCCCATCTTTCACATCCAGATTCATCTAATGTACTAATGAAAGCATTATCATACAAACGATCAATTTCATTGAAAAGTTTCTCAATTTCCGCATCTTCTGTTATTGAAAGATTTTGATACTCTTTTAAGTTTCGTATATGAAAAGGCAAGTAGCTAAGAATGTCTATAATCATATGCTAAGCCCTCTAAAAGTCGGCACTTCATTACTGAGTAGTACTTCATTTTGTGCTGCGCCGTTCATTTTTGTATCTGCAATGTCTCTTACCCCATGTATTCCTAAAATGCGACTTTCTATCTGAGCTATTCTTACTACGATTCCATCGCTAGACTCCCATTCTTTGATGAGTGACTTAAAGTATTCTTTGATCGCAGTTTCAGCATCAGCACGAACATCTTCTGCTGTATATCCATTTTCAAAAGTTAGTGTGCAAGAAACGCTTACATCATGCTCTACTACAGATTCTATAGTTACATTATGTCCAATTGGAGCAAGTCCAACTCCCTGCCCAGGCTCTGGGCAAATAGTGTTTTGTACTGTACTGATCAAATATGAGCTAGCCACTCCGCCATTTTGATTTGTGATCACAAGCTTTACTGTTCCACCACCATTCCATGCTGGATATACTTTTACATATCCTATACCAGGTATACTTTTAGTGAATCGTATATAATCTGCACGATTCCCAGCAAAATATTTACTTTGAAAATACTCTTTGTAGCGTTCTCTGAGACTTTCTACAGTCTCTTGATCACGCCCAGGAACCAAAATTTCGACTAGCTTAGCACTTGTTAAGCCTGCAATATAACTAATTTGCATCATATCACCAAGCACATCAGCCGAATCGTTACCTTTTTGTTCACAAGTGACTAAGTAAGTATTTGTGCTAGCATCTATTATACTAGTAACAACATATGTAAATCTGCCAATGCTAAAGCGAGAGCCTGGTGGCACAGGTACATTAAATTGTGCTTTAGCTTGTGTATAAGTTGCACTAAATGGAATGATGCCGAATGGCTCACACATTCGTACAAGGCTATCATAATCTGCTGTATTTATATCTAGTTGAGCATTTACATAGTCCATTTGGACATATGCTCTTTCAATTTCAAAAGCAACTGGTGCCAATGCAGTATATATAAAGCTTCCTTCGATTTTAGATATCATATTATCTACTCGATTAAGCATATCAGCAAGAATCTTTTTAAAAGTCATCTTCTCAAACATAGACTTCCACCTCCTCTCCCCACTTCGTTACTACATAAAATTCCATATGCAAAGTAGTGTCATCTAGCATATAAGCCTTAAAGTCCTTCACATCAGTAATATTAGTATTAACTTTCAGTGCCTCCGTTACTTCTTTTTTTACACTGTCATTGATATATGCATCACTGTAAGACTTACCAATATATTGTTCAAGACTAGAACCATATTGCCAGCTATAAATCTCCCATCTATACCTTTCTGTTTTTAAAGTATTGTATATCCAAATTTTTACAGCACTTTTTTTCTCTACAGTGCCATCGATCATTTTCTTTTCATTAAAATCAAAAGCAAACTCTTTTGCATCAATATACTTTTGATTTTCTTTGAAAGTTTTTATTTCTTGTGTAACAAAAGATGGCAAAATCATAGATTCACCAGCTTCCCGACAACACAGTATAAGCTATCTGATAGTCTTTGAACTGCCACTATATCTCCAGCTTTAAGTGGTTCTGTATACTCACTATTGTCAGTGATAATTCCAGTTTGAGAATCAAACAAAATATTTAACTTCGTCAATTGTCTTTTTAAAAGCTGCTCATCAAAAAGCAAGTCTTCTTTTTCAAGCACTAATGTATCTAAAGCCACTCTCTCTGCATCAAGCATCTTGCCAATTTTCAATTCCTCCGAGTTACTTTCTTTACTCTTTTCACTAATAATGCCCAAAATCCCCTCTATTGCATTATTCATTTATGCCTCCTGATCTTCTTTTATATCCATCAGTCTTTTAAATGACAGTTCAAGTGTCATTGTATGTACGCTTTCTTTAAACTCATGCTTATCAGATGAAATCCAGTATAATCCTGAGATTCCTTGTGTTATGTCGTACACTTCAACACCCATTCCAGCTACACAGCGAGTATCTCCTACAGCTTCAATGCTTAGATTTTGTGTCATTCCTTTAAGCATTGAAGTCGCTCCTACTGTGGGCTGTATTCCCTTTTCAGCTGTATAGACTTCTTGAAATGCTCCAAATTTTTTTAATGCCACTGAGTCTGAAACTTCACCAATTTGAGTCCCTTTTTCATTGTATATTTTGACACGATTTATCATGTCATTAATACTCTCAGATTGACTTGTTTTTGTTATATTGCTTTCTTCGCTCAGTCTGAAATTAGCAACCTTAGTTCCGACTTCAATCACACTGATTGCACGCTTCTCTTGTACTAATTGATACATCTTATGATTAACCTTATATGCTTTTGTATAAGCTTGCATAATCGTGTCATATATACTTGTTCCATCAACAATCATCGTCTTAATATTGACCCCTGTGCGTGCGAAATTCCCCGCAGGAATCGACAGTTCAGCACATACTCTAGCCGCTATCCCTTCAGCTGTCATATCCTTGAAATTGTATTTTCCTTTACTCTTCAATAAGTGGTTGACAATATCATAGCAGTTGTAAGTCACCGTTCCAATGTCGCTTGACTTTTCAAGTGTATATACTTGCCCAAAAAAAATTTCAACATTTTCTTTTTCTACACTGATAAAGTCTCCTAGTTCAAGAAAACGACTTACTTGAGCCATAACAGGGTCAAATGGTGCGTTGATTACTGTAATATCTAAGATTCTTGAGGCTTGCTCTATGCTTCCACTCCAGCTTAACGATTCAACTATATCTGTTATATTTATCCTCGCCCCTGTGGTTTTGAATAAAAATATTTCCATTTTTTCACCTAGCCTATTATTAATTTTTGCCCTGGATAAATTTTATTTGGATTACTCCCAATAATTTTTTTGTTGTCCGCATAGATTTTTCTCCAGTTTGCCTCATTCCCAGTTAGCTTCTTCGCTATCTTAGATAGACAATCACCTTTTTTTACGACATAAATTGTGCCCTTCGTAGCAGTTTTTTCTGTTCTAACTTCTGATACATTACTAGTATTCGCTGCTCCATTGTTTGATGATGCAGCAATTTGCTGAGGAACATTTACTTTTCTGTCTTCAGTAAACGAGATGGTGTAAGTATAATCCTTCGTATTTGGTTCTAGTGCATATTCTAGTGAGGTTATAATTCCATCAAAATTTATACCAACCTCGGTGATTAAAATATTCACCGTCCCTTTGTTTTTAAAATTTTCTAATATTTCTATAGCCTTTACCGGCTCAAAATCTTCTCTATACTCACAATAAGACGGATCATATGTTGATGCAAAAAAAGATGAAAAAGAAAGTGTCTTCAGCGTCCGCTTTCCTTGCAGAAGGATTTCTCCAACTGCATTGATATTTACAGTTTGTGTCGTTTTTCCACTTGTAATTTTCAACTCAGACGGAAGAACTGGAATGCGGAACAAATCCGCATCTTGTTTTAGCCACATTTCCATTATGTCACTCCTTGATTAAACGCTACTTTATTTAGCTTCTGATAAAGAGCAGTTACAATTTTATCTATATCAGCATCTTCTCTTACGATAATACTATCAGCTAGCTTAGCAATATTGATGTTTTGTTTTCCCTCTATTCTTGCCTTTTTTATACTCTCATCATGAGGATATACCCTTGATCCATTTGGAAGGTCAATGATTTCTCCGCCTCGTTCATGTACTTGTACGATTCCTCCTGCCCAGTTATTTGTACCACTAGCAAGTTGTGGAATTTTCCCAACATTAAAACCTATATGCTTTCCCCCAACTCCTGGCACTCCTTTAGGAATATCTACACTAATCGAGTTGATTGCATCAACCGCAGTATTTATTCCAGATGTAATCGTATTAATCATACCTTTGAATACTGAAATAATTGCATTCACAGCACCAATAACAATGTTTTTTGCACCTTCCCAGACCTGTGACCAATTTCCAGTCATGATGCCTTTGATAACATTCATAAAGCCATGAAATACTTGCTTTGCACTCTCGATAACCCCAGTAACAGCTCCAAGCCACGCTTGAATCACTCCAAGTGCCACATTAAATGCCCCAACAACAACTCCACGCAATACTTGCATTACTACTTGCCCGAATATACGCATTGCTGCTGAAACAGCTGGCATAATTGGGGCCACTGTTGTACGAAACGCCTGAAATTTTTGAATAACGCCTTGCACACTGCCTTTGATTTTATCCCAGTTTTTGTACAAGATAACCGCCGCAACAGCAACGGCGGCAATTACAGCAATTACAATCGCAGCAGGTGATGTTAACAATCCCATTACCCCTCCTGCTGTCTGTATAGCCTTTGATACCTTTCCAAATACAGTAATCACTTTTCCTATCGTGCTCACTGTCTTTCCAAACACAAATAAAACAGGTCCAATTGCTGCGGCCATTAATCCCCATTTTGCAATCTGTTTTTGTGTGGAAGCATCAAGACCATTGAATTTTGTTAACAGTCTATCTATAGTCTGAAGCATTCTTGCTACAGGCTCTGCCAGTGCTGAACCTATGTTATATTTAAAAACATCGAATGTTGATTTCAATTTTTCAATGCTTCCGCCCACTCCAGATAGCAGAGCATCTGACATTTCTTGTGCAGTTCCATTTACATTATCAATATTATCTTTTAAACCTTGAAGTGTTTCTGCACCTGGTCCATTTATCAATGCCATCCATTTTGACGCTTGATTCTTTCCAAAAATTGCTGATGCAGCTGCCAGTTGTTCCTCTTGACTTAATCCAGAAAAGCCTTGCTGTAAGCGACTAATTAAATCTGGCATTGAGCGTAGATTTCCGTTGGCATCAAAAGCACTAATTCCTAATCTTTTTAGAGATGCCTCAGCTTGCCTAGATGGTGACGCTAAACGCATAAGGCCTGTGTTCAGTGCTGTAGCACCATCACTCGCAGCAATTCCGGCGTCACCAAAAGCACCTGTTAGAACCCCAAGGTCACTAAACGACCACCCAACTGTCTTTGCTGTAGATCCTGCAACACGCATCATGTCACTAAGTCCTTGGATATTCGTATTCGCTTGAGCCTGAGCTTTTGCAAACATATCTGCATAATGAGTCGCTTGACTAGAATCTGCACCAAACGCTTTTAGAGTGTTCCCTAATGTTGATGTTACATCTGATAAATTTGAGCCTGTTCCAGCGGCAAGATTCAAAGCTGGCGTAATCATATCTGCTGCTTGTGCGGCATTAAATCCTTGCCTCGCAAAATTTAGCGTTGCATCTGCTGCATCTTGCATTGAGTACACAGAATTTGCAGCAGCAGTCTTTAATGCATCTGATAGCTTTGATGCTTCTTCATTTGTACTTCCCATTGTTGCTTGTACAAGTCTAAGCTGCTTATCTACTGAGCCAAAATTTTGAACCGAAGCGACTGCTACTCCTGCGAGAGGCATAGTAATTGCTGCTGTCAACCCTTTTCCAACTTTTGAAATAGCATCTCCAGCCTTGGTAATATTTTTGCCATTTTTTATAGCACTTTCACTCATTTTTTGCATCTGTTCAGTTGCTAATTTCGCTGGGGCAGTAAAGTTATCAATAAATCGCATTATTGCATCTATGTATCTAGTCGCCATACTCTTTTGCCCTCTCTTTGATCTCTCTTTCTAAAAACAGTCTAGTGACCATTTTTTCATGCTCACCCATTAAAAAATAGTCACTAGGCTTCCATTTTTTCAAGCGAAAAAGGATATATGCTGTGTGAGTATCCGTATCGCTCTCTAAGAGTTTTTTACTTCTTCCTCAACATTATCACTAAATCCAGATAGCTTTCCAACCTCTTCAGAAATCTTTGCAATTTCACCTGGCAAAAACATTTTCTTTAACAATTCAAGCGGAGTAGCACACTCGAAGTGCTCTAATAAAGCTTTATCTTTGAGATCTGGAGACACCATTGCTTCAAGTGCAAAAAGACAATTCACCTTAAATGTTTTTTGAGCATCCACAGTTCCTTTTCCGGAAAACATCATACTAGCTATTTCAGTGTATCTATCCCCTGACAATCCTCTAACCTCGACAACAAATGGCTCTCCGATTTTTGAACTCAATCTTTTGAACTCAATTTCTTTTACATTGTCAAAATCAATAATCCCTTTATCCAATTTTAAAAGTTTTTCTACTAAATTTATCACTTTTCTTTCCCCCTTAATCAATCATATCCAAATATTCCCAGTCTTCAAATGTAAAAGAGTATGATTCTTCTCCATTCTTGCCTGCCTCCCAGTCGGCGAGAATTAACTTATCAAATTTACACCCTCTCAATGCTACACGCTCTGAGCCGTTGGAATCTGGATCAGCAATATTCGTGATGATCAAAAAAGATGGTGCCTTTCCTTTTGACAGTGCTTGATTAATTTTTTCACTAATCCTACTCGAAACTTTATGCAGCTTAACCTCTCCCTTCGGTTCTAATCCTGTTAACTTTTGACCATTCACAAGCGTTCCCACTCGCTCAATGGATGAGTACTTTAAAGTGACCGAAGCTTTTACAGACTTGACTTCTGCCATATACTCTGAATCAAGCCACATTTCTCCCCAAGTACCGTTGATAACTGTATTCGCTTTGAAATTTTTCCCCATTTTTTTCTCCTTTTACAGATAAATTGGCAACTCAATATCTTCAATTGCATCGAGCACAGAAATTTTTGCTTTTAAGAAAATATAGCTCTCTGTCTCAGGATATTGCTTAATTTCATCATCACTCAAATCCTCAACTCGAATTCCTTTTTGCTTTAAATACTTTCGCTGTGCATCTATGTCAATCTCACAAGTGCCACCACCAAGAACCCCCTCACTCACAAGAGCACTAAAATAGTCATTAATTGCTGCAATCAATACACACTTATTTCCGTATGTATTAGCATACTTTCCTATATATGTGTCTTCTACCGTCTTACGGATGTCATCAAAAATCATATCAATCGTGTCAATGACTTTGATTTTCTTATGTCTACTTCCTTTTTTGTCTGTTAGTGTATGTAACGAATTTACTCCACGCACAATCTTCACTTTATCTCCATCCCACATGAAAATAAGCTTTCCCTCATCAACTGCCGTATTCATTTCATCTTCTGTCATTGATGTACAACTTGTAAATTCTAGCAATGGTGCATATGTAACAGATAAATTCGTTCCCGTTCCTGCGATCAACCCAGCGATTCTAGTACATAATTTCGCAGCAGGATATTCAGTTGTATCAATAAAAGCACTAGAAGCAACATTAATGATGCCTTCACTGTCTCCTGCTGTATTTGGCAGTACTGCTTTAACCTTTTTCTTTCCTTCTCTCCATTTTTTTACAGCTGCCACAATGTCTTGTGTTTTGCCATCATCTTCTACTGATGGGATCGCTAAATAGTCCCACTTTGCACTTTCAAAATACTTTAACATTGCTTTGTAATTTTCAGTAACATCACTTCCGCTCATCACATATACTAAGATTTTGCGTGGTGCGTTTGTATATCCAATGAGTGCTTTTTTAATTGCATCAGCATTATCTGTTGTAATGCTAGCTGGAATATCTGACGCAGTCATCACTGTAAATGGCTTGATTTCAGACTCTTCCTTAATTGCAATTGCCACAATACCTCTTGAGCCTCTTTTGATAGCATTTGTTGCTTTTTCAATAAAAGAAATATTGATTGACGGTACCCCCATCTATTGATTCCTCTCTTTCTAGTTATTACTAAAATGTATGATATCTTCTAAGTTATTATTTTCATAATTTCGAATAATAATATTCTCTATTATATCTGCATCTTCTTTTCTTGTTGTGTTATCATACCAGTTTATACTAATGGAAACTTGTAAAATATTGTGCTCTTTTCCGGCATAATCATACTCAAATTTGGTAATATTAAGTTTACGCCCTTCGCACTCAAACTTAAGCCAGAAAAGTTCTTGAAGCTCATCGACAACTCGAAGTTGGTCTGCCTCATCAACTTTTGTCTGAAAGTATGTAATCTTAAAAATAATTTCATTACTTCCATAGTTCTTTGTTTCATGTTCAAATCCTCCTGGTAGAATTTCAGTAAAAAAAGCTGGTGTTTTATAGCCATCTATAACCTCATTGCCATAAATTTTTATCTTTGAAAATTTCTCACGCAAGCAGTTATTTAATGCTCTTTTTAGTTGAGTCATTGTAATCATAGCCCATCACCTTCAAGAATTTCATTAATAAATTTTTCTGTTTCCTCTGGCATAACTGTTCGATTGAATTCTGCTGCTGTTTTTTCTGTATAAGCTTCACCAGGTCGAAATCCGCGACTCTCACCTTTGCGATTTTTCTTTTCCCATCCATTTTCGTATAAATGGTGTAATTTATGACTGTTCCAAACTTGTACAGTAATATCGCCTTCGCTTTTTGCACGTGGGCTATCAACTTTCCACATTTTGTTGATTCTCTTATACAAACATTTTTTCTTAGCTTCTTTGACAAAAAGACGACCAATTTTTCTAAGCCTCTTCTTGCTTTCTCTTGGATATTTAATAATAACTTGCTGCATAGATTTTTCTAGCTCATCAAGTCCATGAACCTGCACATCAATCATCTTTTAACCTCTTTTCTTTTGCAATCTGCTCTGTGCAAATTAATTCAAGAACAATATTCGCCTCATCAACATTTAAAACACTATTGATATCAAAGATTCTATTTTTGTATTTAAGTGTCATATTTGGAGCCACATTAGAGCGATATCGAATTGTCACCTTATATTGTACTGTATTCGCATTACGATAATACTCGGCCTGCTCTTTCCCACGCATCGGCTTCACTTCCGCTGGAATAGCTCTTGCTATATCTACAAGGCGTTCATCATCTGCACCAATACTATTGATCACAGTTTCATAAGCTTGAATTGTCACTCTTTGCTTAAGTCTTCCACTATCAAGAATGTACATAATTCCTCCTAAATTAGATTACGGCTGTGCATTCCTACTATGGCAGATATCAATTTATTTAAGTATGCATTATTATAAGTTGAAGAATGTAAGCGATTAGCATACATATCATTAGCCACAGCTAACACAGCTAATGAAATTTCTTCATTTTTATCCATGATTTCATCTGTTAATGCGGCATAATTTTTTACATAAGATTTCGCCGCATCTAAGTAGTTTTGTAAGTTCACATCCCCGTCAAATTCTCTTACATCTTCAAGCCTCGCATACTTAACAAAATCATCAACACTTAACTCGCTTACTTTCATTTTTCTCTGTCTTTGTCCCCTTTACTTCTTCGATGTACTTAGCATTAAAAAGGTCAGAGAGTACAGCTTCGTTAGCACACTCTCTGACTTCTCCTTTGTACATAGAAAGCTCAGCTCCAGCAAAAGACACTAACGCTTTCACTTTCATACAAGACTCCTTTTAGGCCATTACAAGGCACGCAATCATCTGTGCATTTGTAATCTTTGCATCAAACTCCACAAATCCTAAGATACCGATTGCATGTTGTTCTGCATACTTTTCTCTAAGCACATTGATATTGATATCTTCTGATACTTTAACTGTAAGTCCTCGCATATCTCCATAGTAGATTGCTCTGTTTCCAGTTGCCATCTTTGGCATATTATCAGATACATATACCGGCTTTCCTAGCAGAGAAATTCCAAAAGGCTTTGTTACATCATCTTGCAGCAGATATCTTCCGTTGTTATCTTTTAGCAACCTAAGTGCTGTCATTGTCTCACTATGCATGATAAAAATAGAGTCGTTCTGATATACCGACTTCACTTTATCTTTAAGCTTGATGATATCGTCCATTGTAATTGCTGTTGCAGATGCAGCAGTAGTAGTATTTGTAAGATCCGAAAGCCCTGTTGCCTTTGACACAGTTCCGACCAAACATTCGTGCTCTAAAAATGATGCAATTGCAATTGACATCTGATTAACTACCTCGTTTACAATATCAAAATCAGAATTGTTGATTACTGATTTTGATACCAGGGCTAAAGTTCGGCCCAAAAACTCATTCAACTCTACACTCTTAAATTGCCCAACATTACTATCTGCGTTAGTAAATTCATCTGCGTACTCCATCTTGATGCTTGTAGTACTTTCATCATAATAAGGTACAAGTAACTTTCCTCGCACATTATATCGTGTCGCACGCTCAAAAACTGGAGAAATATCCCTGACTTTTGCAATAATTTGATTTGCAATAGTAGTTGGAATCACAGCTCCATTGTCCCCCAAAGTCAAATTATTCGCACGCTGTTCTGACATAACGCCGCGAATAAAGTTCGCAAAAGCCCTTGTTTCCATCTGAGCGGTATCCTCACCTCTTGCCTCTCCTGCCTCGGCTGTAACGGTATTTGCGAGCTTACTCGCCCTTTGTAGAGCTTCAATTGTATCATCAAGTCCCCGGATTTCAGTTTCGGTTGATTGAAAATCGTTCATCTCTTCTTCATTCATCGCTCGTTTTTCAGTTTCTACAAGAGAAGTAATTTTCTCCATCTTCTCAATCAATTCTGCTCTTTTTTCTAACAATTCCTTAAGCATGTATTTTTTTTCCTTTCTCTTTTAACTTATTGACAACAGCACGATATTCTTTTAGCTTTCTCATTGCTGCATCATTAAAAAACATATTCTTCGTAAAGATATCATCAACCATACCACGATACTCTACTACTGTGCGACTCTCTCCTCTGACCTCTACACTAGTTCCAGTGTAAACCGGAGTGAAAGATCCAGCTATAATAGATACTTCTTCAAGATTAATTTTCTTAATATGTCGTCTTGGGATATCTGTATCAACCCGTTGCTCAATTTCATCCTCTAGTACTTGAAAACCAAACGACCATCCTTTTAACCTTCCGCTGCGTGCCAAATCAACTACTTCTGGGTCAACTACCCACGCTGTAGCAAAAAGCCCAATTTTATCTTCATTCAGTGTAAGTGTATTTTCGCTCACACTTGCTAATTCTCTATCAAAGTTGTGATTCAGATACATTTTTACATCTTCAGCTCTTACTAACGCATCCGCAAATGTCCCTGGCTCGATGCACTCAACAAATATTCCTGAATTTGTTCCAATTTCTTTTGAATCTCTAGCGACAGCATTTACATAACCACTAATGAGCACTCCGTCGCTTCTAATTTCTATCTGCAATTTTCTCCTCCTTTCAATCTATGTAACATCTTTTTGAATTTGGTTTGTATTCGGCGTATAAATAGTATTGCTTTGTGGATCATACAAAACTTGATTGAGCCCTAATGTCACCCATTTAAACCCTAGTGGCTCCATATCTTCCATTTTTCTTACTTCATCAATTTGTAAGAAATTTTTATCAAGACCAATTTTATATGCCTCATATCGTTCTGTGATTGTTCCTCTAGTCATTTCTTTTGTATCGAAAGCAAAATAATACTTTTGATGCTTTTCTCTCTCTAAAAGCAAATCTCTGTCAAGACTGCATTCGATTGCTGTCAGTAAAGGTGTAACAGTGAACTTGATTAAGTTACTATAATCTTCTTTTGTCGGCGTACCATTAATAAAATTTTTAGGAATACCAAACAGCTTCCCCAATTCTTCAGCATTAGCCTTTTTGTTTTGAGCAAGTTGCATCTCCACACTCGTATTTGATGACTCTTGAAAATTAATCCCTTTATTCAGGACCATTACATTTTCGTCATTATTAGCATACAAGCGTCTAAATGCTGCTTTAAGTCCAGCCATTGCCTCTTCAGTAAGTCGACTATCCGATGTTAAAAACCCCCTTTTGTTCCCCCCTTTCCTGACTAGTCTATCTTCATACAGTAATGAGTTTTTCACCACACTAGCAATAATGCTGTTTGTGTTATTCATTCGAGCACTTCCATACCCTGTTTTAGTGTGCCTGAAAACTTTAAAGAATTCATAGTTTTCAAACCATTTCCCATCTACTAAAATCACATACGACTTAAATATCTTGTCTACATTGTGCTGTATAGAGATACTTCTTTCATCAACATAGTGTAAACTCTCAATTTGATTTCCTTTGCGATTGATATATGCAAAAGCTCCTATTCCAAGGAAATAATCTTCAATAACTGCTCGCCAAAAATCGACTGCACTCAGTGTATCTCCCGTATCTCGATTCAGTAAATCTAATCTTTTGTCATACTCTTTTTCTTCTACTTTTCCGTTTTTTAATCTATAAAGTTTAATCGGCAATCCACTTACGATTCCAGCGAGCAAATCAATACACAATCGCACGGTAGGGATTTGTAAAAGGTCATCTCTAGTAATGACATTTTGATTGAGAATTGCTGTAAGCAAAGCTTCATCAACTCCATTTTCAATCATCACAGGTTCTGCTCTACTTTCTTTTTTTCTCCAAAAAAACACCATATCTACTCCTTTAGTATTTAATTAATATTGTACTGTGAAAACTTCTCCTCCCCACAACATCTGCTGCTCTAGCAAGTAAATTGCATTAATAAGTGATACCACCATATCCACTTTCCCATTTGATTTCTTCTTGTTTACATATTTATTCAAGTTTGTATCCTCTGTACATCTTGCATTTTGAAAGTTAATTTCAAGCAACTTATTTGGATCATACTCAAACTTTTTACTCAAGACATATTCTTTAAGTAGTTTCGTTGGAGAATGTAGCACGCTCGAATGCTGTTTGATTTCAACACACTCAAGGCCTTCACTCTCTAGCTTTTGCACAGTGCTAATTGCGTTATATCGATCATACCCAACTTGCACGATATTTACTCCATAACGACCTGTTAAACTTAAAATAAAAGATTCTACAAAGCGATAATCTATCACTTCATCTCCACATTCAAAGCATACGCCACTGTTAATCATTCCCTGGTAATTTACATTCTCTCTTTGGCTCTTAATCTCTTTTTTATCATGTGGAATAAAAGCGAAAACTTTAGCATGTATCTTTCCATCTACTTCTGTAACCATTGCAACAGATGTGTTATCATCTGTTTGTGATAAATCAAGCCCGATCCAAACTTCTCTGTCTTTCCACCATGAATCACAATTTTCCGAAGTATCTAGCTTTTTGCACTCTCTAACTTTTGTGATTTCGATATAGCCTTCTACCCCAAGGCCTTTATAAAGAATGTTGTTATGCTTGCAAAGATAATTTTCTCTCTTGTTTTCATACAAAATTGCCATTGTGCGCTTCTTCTTTATGTTATCAAAGATGTAATCATGAGAAATTGCAACTGGATTAGACTGATAAATAATATTATCTTCTGTCTGCCATTGATCGTTTGGAAGGTATTTTGCATCTGGCTCAAAAAGTAAAGCAAAAGTTCTTTGCTCGTCTATAAGGCCATCAAGACTTTTTTTAGCAATATCAATTTCATCTAGCATTACATTGTTGTCTCTTGGATACTGTGTACTGATAATAATTCCAAGCTTATTTTTAATTGTAATTTGTGATGATCTCATTGCTTCAACTGGATACTCATCCAATGCCCCCGCTTCATCAGCCAAAAAAGCGTTTGCTAGCTTACCATCCATTCGATCTTGACTGTAAGCTAATGGTGTGTACTCTGACTCATTTAATTTGCAAACAATTTGCTTTCTCAAAAGTTTGAAACGGTCAACTAAAACGGGACTAACTTTAATAATTTTCTTTATTGCAATTTGTAACTCACTTGAAAGAGATAGGTCTGGTGCTACACTAAAAAACCTTGAAAATTTCGGCTCTAGTAGAAGTAAAAGAATGAAAATTACAGCTGAATTAAAAGTTTTAAAGTTCTTTCGAGCAATTTCAAGAAGCAAATTCTCATAGAATCTGCACTCTTTTCCGTTTTGATCTGTTGTTTTTGTGCAAAAGACTGCCGTTATCATCAACTCTGCATAATCTTCAAGCCCTTCGCTCATCGTGCAACCAAGGTCAGGATGTATCATTAACTTTAAAATCCTTGTTATTTTTTTGTGCATTTTCAAATCAAACCATACATCATCTTTTTTACCATCAACAATGTCTATCCACGCACTACACTGTTTCTTCACATACTCTCCAATTTTTTCATTTTGTGGGTCTATACACCATTTGGCATACTCGTATGCTTTAGTCATCGCTAAGAGCCTCTAAAAGTGCATCTGCTTTATTATCTTGTCGTGGTGGAATTGTTCTTAATGCTGATGCGACTGTCATTCCATTTTCTTTTTCTATATCCAGACACATTTTCCGCTTTGCTTGAAGCTGAGTATCACTTTTTGCCATCATAGCTAAAATTTTTGAAATTTCTTTAGAATATTGCAAAGTGAAAATAGCTTTGTCAGCAGATGGCATTTCTTTTAATGCCTCTTTCACTTGTTCTCGAAGCTCTACGAGCATCTTCGAGTGCTCTACATTCCTTTCATTCAGTTCATAACACTCTGCTTGTAGCAAGCAATAGCGATTGATTGTGCTTTCAAAAAGAGCGTCATTTTTACCCATCGCTTTAAAAAGTGCGGCCACTCTCTTAAACTCACTATGTGCATATCCATTTGACTTCACTTCTGCTCGCTCTTTAAAAGCTTTTCCAGTCAGCAAACTCTTTTCTAATTTTTCACGATCTGTTAGCTCTTTCTTTGAGCGATGACTTTTTCCTTCTGCTTTTAAAATAGCAACGCTTTTAGGCGGTGTTGGCATTTTGCTCCTTTCTCCCATCTCAATTTAAAACTGATAGGGGCTTTTTTTATTTTTTGAGGGGGGCAGTCGGGGATAAGCGTAGAGAAAATAAAGCACTTTACAAGACTGGGGGGGAGTCTGTACTTCCTTCAGCCTTGACCAGTGCTCTTATATCCTTTCTGCTGATTTTTCCTTTTTCCGCTTGCTCATGGTGATATCTGCACAATGTAATAAGATTGCTAGGCTCAAGGGCCAATTCTCTGTCCTCTATCAATGGCACTATATGATGGACTTCTAACTTAGTGAGGTTGATATGCCCTTCGTTTTTTAAGCACCATTGACACATATATCTGTCTCTTTCTTTGATTGCCACAGACATCTTTCTCCACGCTGATGTATGTCTAAACTTTCTCGCTTCAGTCTCTTTGTTACATTTAACAGGCTTATGACCACAATCAAACTTTGTATCATGTACACGATTACAATACTGACACGCCCTTAAAATTTTGCTACCCCCTTGCTTTTGAACAATAAGAAAGCACCCTATTGCTAGAGTGCTTTCTATACTTCGCTATTCGCTTTCCTTGATGAACTCTTCCATCATTCTCGCTAACTGCCCTGCTTGGCTAACGCCTTGCTTTTCACAAGCCTGTGCAAACCTCTCTACGACCTCCCGCTTCAGCTTATAGGTCTTGGACATCCAACCAGCTTTCGCCTCATACTTTCTTGTTGCCTTTGATTGTGCCGTTGCCATTACCTTCTCCTTTTGTCTAAGTATTTCGTGATAAGATACCAGAGTCCTCTACCTAAGCTTGCAACAATAATTGCAATGCCTACATATTCTCCAATCTTTGACACAATTTCCAATAGTTCTAACACTTTTACAATCATAACTTTACTTAAATGGGTTGTTGTGTTATTATTCTTTTATCAGAGGGCTGGTTTGCACCAACCCCCTGTCATCACTAGGAAAACATAGTGATGAGAAGATGGATAAGGTGATTGATTAACTTATTTGCTAAGTTAACCAATATCCCTATCAAGACTCCTTTCAAAATTTCCTTTGTCAACGGATTGATTTTGTTAGGAGTCTTTTTATTTCTCTTCTTTCGAGAACTTCGTTTCCCCATTCTGTTCACCTCCTTTCTACTCTTATATTATAATATATCGTGTCCGATATGTCAATATAATTTTTGAAAATTTGTGAACAAAATACACTAAATACTTTTATTACGGCTATTAAAAAAGCACCTTAGAGTTTTCTAAGATGCCTTTATCTAAACTAAGGTTGCAAGTATAATAACCTGAAGGTCTCTCGGCCTTTTGGAGTGATAAGCGTTTGTGTACCACACCATTGTGTCTTCTCGTTGAAACACTCTTTTATCTCAAATAGCCCAGTGTTTCTATCGGCATATGGCATTAACTTTCCTCGCTTATCTCTGTAAATATACTTCTTTTCGAGTAGGAAGTTCACAAAGTCATTTTGCTTAATGCTTAATTGCTTCGCCGTCTCTCTAAAGTTCGTCAATAGGTTTCGGTCAACCAGTTCGTCAAAATAATCCGCTTTCGGTTGCAACATCTGTTTCTCAACGGTCAACACTGAATTTTCTGCCGTTAGCAAGCTTATTCTTGCCTCCCTCTCTTCAAGCGTCTTCTGTGCCACTTGTAACGCCCTTGCCATCAACTCCTCAGGGCTCATCTCTGCCTGTCCGCTGATATAACCACCGTGCTTACGGATTGATGGAAGAACTTCTGAGGTCACCCATTTCTTGAAAGCCTTCGCATTCGGTAACTTACTCGAGAGAATAAGACTGTAAAGCCCAGACTCGTTGATGAGCCATCCACCTCTCTGTCCTAACTCAAGGTTAATTTGTCCCTGAGTTTTTGAATTTACCCTATCTTCTTCATCAACATGGTCCAATACTGCATGCACCAAATCTGTGTATCCCAAAATCTCTGCCACATCCTTGCCCACAAACCAAGGTTCACCACTTATCTCTACTGTCCTAATTTCTCCGAATTCATCATTTTTGAAAATCTGTAACTCACCCATTACTTTCTGCTCCTTTCTTTTCTAACTCCATTTATCATTCCTAGATTGAACATATCTACAGCGAAACTTATTAAATCAAAGTTACCCTTGTAAGCGCTTATAACATCTTCTATCTGTCCCATTGCCTCTTCATCTGCCCAGTATTGATACCCCAACAGCTCCATTGTATTGTTTGCCTTATATTTTGACATAACAAAAAAGCACCCAAACACAAAACGGTGTTCAAGTGCTTTTTCAAAAAAAAGGCAGGTTAGTGAGAAATGTGATGTGTAGTTTTATCTAGCAAAGATACTATGTATCGTAAAGTTTTATAGCAAAAATGCAGTTTGGGTTTGAAAGGCACTATGATATTTACAAGCACAAAATATATACATAGCACTTTTGCTAGATTCAGAGAAAACTATATGTCAGTAAGACTTCACTATGCTACGAAGACAACATGAAGACAACTGTGAGAAATAAGAATTTCTCGATTTTCATTATAACAGAACAAAACGAACACGCCACAACTTTTAGTTTTTATAATACACAACAAAAGAGTCTCTGAAAACAGAAGACTCTTTTGTTGCAAACTTATAGTAAAAAGGTTATTCCATGAGTGTGTACTGCATAACAGCTGCCATTGTTACGAGTACACTAGGTATCAAAAAGACTTTATCTTTTTGTACACATACATAATACCACACTTGACACGAACAAAACGAACGACTTTAATTTTTTTCTAAAAATCTTTGCAATTCAATTCTAATACTGTCCGCTGTTGCTCTTCTATCAATTTTTCTCGCCACTTCTCTCCATGATAAACCGTCTATGAACCTTAATCTTACTATTCGCTGTGTTCGCAACGGTAGCGTGGGAATCCATTCTTCAACGAGCAATTTGATTTCTTCCGCTTGTGCTCTTTGCTTTTGGAGCACTTTTCTTTTTCGCTCGAGTGCATTACTCTTCTTTTCTACAACGCCTTCAATCGAGAAGCTCTGTCGTTGATACGGAAAATCATGGTTGCTCCCGGATACCTTGTCTTTTTCTATCTTGCATTTTTCTTTCTCCAACTTTTTCACTTCTTGCTCAATCTCTTTAAGAAGTGTGCAAGCATCAATGTACTGATCAAGAATTTCTTTGTCAACATTAACAAAATTATTTTTCATAAATTCGACCTCGCTTAAGAAACTCTGTCAAAGATAATCCAAAAATTTCTGCATCAGACTCTAAAAGTCTAAGGCCAACATCAAGTTCAGATGGTTTTCTGTAAAGATAATTTAGTGCCCTATTTGCTTGTAAAGCATCGGGCATTGAAGATAAGATGCTCAAATATGCTTTTTTCAAGCTGTATTTATAAATTTTCTTGCTTTGTGACTTCTCTTCAAGAAAATCAACGACATCAATGTTGAAAGCATCACAAATCTTTACTATTGCACTGAAACGCGGTTTTGTTCTTTCGATTTCTGTGAATTGAAGACTTGACTTTGTAAGCCCTGCCATATCTGCAAATAGCCCCATACTTAACTCCTTTTCTTCTCTATTTTTTTTTACTAACGCCCCAAACCCCAAACTCATTAGTCTTCCTCGCTTTCCACCAATTCTGAATATCTTGCTGTATAAGATCTAATCTGTGCGTTTCTGATTGGCTCAAGTATCATGATGTACTTCAGCTTTTTTCTTACTCGACACGGCACAATATCGTAACCGCTCTTTTTTCTTTCATTCGTACCAAATCTTTTGTAGTTAACCATATCTCCAATCTTGATATGGTCTTTTAGCTTGCTCAAATCACTTGACATATTCCTCTCCTTCCTTTTTACACTTTAAAACGCTTTTAAACTGTTTTTATGCCTTTGCACTATAAAAAATACACTAGAGATATAAAACTTGATTTAACCCGCACTGTCGTGCGTTAAAAACACCCCTCAATTCTATTCGTCATCTTTGCTTGCACCAAATGCACCAAATCGTTTTGCGACTTTTTGCAATGTCTCAGCATCAATATCGTTTTTTCGCTCTACGAAGCTTTTTTTCGTCTGTTGTATCACAGATTGTGTTACCCTGGGCCTGTAATTGCCCTCTAACACCTTAGCAAAGTTGCTTGGCTTAATAAGCCAGTCAAAAGTAATTACCCATCCTTTTTCATTTTGACCAAGTAGAAATGGGCACTCTTTGATACCCTTAATTGCCTTCAAGAAGGCGTCAAGACCATGTTCAGCTATGCGAGCTTTCACTAGTGTTAATCGGCTGTTGCTGATGCTCTTTACAGATGATATCCCAAGATCGTTCCACGAGTGAATAATTCGTGAGGCGTCAGCCTCACAGAGAACGAACTTGTTCGTTCGTCCCCCCTCTACACTCCCCTCTCCTATACTACTCTTACCTATCCTATCCTTACCTATCCTATCCTTACCTATCCTATGCCGTCCATTGGTTGTCCTTTGGTTGTCCTTTGGTTGTCCATTGGTTGTCCTTTGGTTGTCCTTTGGTTGTCCATTGGTTGTCCAATCCATACAACTAAGATTTTTTTGTTCAGTATTAACCGCTTTTTCGTCAATATTTTGAACGCTATAAGTAATTTTAGAGGTTTTATAGTCAGCTCTCTCACGCTTCTCGACAAGCTCTACATCTGGTAAAACTTGGATCAAAAGACCTTTATAAATTGAGTCTATTTTTCTATCTGGGCGTATTCTATTGTTCTCACTCCAGTCTGTGATATACGAAACCAGGTCTTCGTTTAGTACTTTTAAGAAATTTTTTGCAACAAGAATCTTGAAGTCGTCTTCAGTAGCTCCAGTTGCTCGAATTACTGTATAGGCCTCCACGACCCCGTCATCATCAGCACGCATTCCAAGGTCAAAATACAGAAGTCTTGAACTCGCTGGCATTCGTAAGAAGCGTGCGGACTCAATGATTCGCTTAGAAAACATCCTGCGTTCTGCCATTACTTTCCATCCTTTCTTTTCTCAAATTCATAGCTAAAACTATCATACAGTCATCAGCTTGCTTTTCTGTTTCGAATTTTGCATAAGTCTTACCATCAAGGAGTACTCCCCACTTTCCAGAAATGAGCTTAAATGTATCAATCTCTTTATAATTACTTAATCTCATCTTTTGCCTCTTTCTTTGGCACCATCGGCAGAAGTCACCACTGCCGATGGTTATTCAATTGTCTTGTGGCACTTTAATTTAGAGAATTACCAAGAATTTCAATGATGCACTTTCCAGTCTGCGCCTTCGTGCAAAACTGCCATTCGACACCATACCTGCTGGCGAAGGTCTTCATCGCCTTTGCCAAGGTCTCACCAGTAATGGCTTTTGTTTTGATTGTGTGCCAAGTACCAGTGTCCGTTCGGACTCTTTTAAAGCCTCTAGGATTTTTCCATCGTGCGACATCCTCAAGTGAAGCGATGCCACCACCATGTTCAACCAAGAAGATTATCTTAATGCCTGCCTCTGACGCTCTCAGTGCCTCATTTCGCAGTCTTTCGTGTTGCTGGCATAAATTACTACATACTTCACTTAAACCTTGCTTACGGTCAACCACGAGCCTAGGATTGTCATAGGACATATAATCGCCAACATAAAGTTTAGAAATAAAGTGCTGTATACCTTGCTTATCGAATTCATCGACAATCTTTTTGATGGCTCTAGCCTTTTCTCTACTGTCAATTTGAATCTGCATAAGTCTCCTAGTTGAATGGTAGCCCAGAGTCATCTACGCTGTCTGTAAATTCTGTATCAAACGGTGTTCCTTGGTTTGTAGCCATATAAGCAGCAGGAGTAGGGTTGTCTTGCTTTTTCTCTACGAACTCGCAATTTTCTACAAGCACATCCGTCGTATAGACCTTTTGCCCGTCCTTATTTGTGTACGAGCCTGTTTGAATGTGTCCGTTCAATCCGATCCTCTGTCCTTTCGAGAAATACTTTTCGACAAACTCTGCCGTCTTGCCAAATGCTACACAAGAGATAAAGTCTGCACTTTGCTCTCCCTCTTTGGCAAAACGGCGGTCGACTGCCAATGTGAAACGGCATACCGCCATTCCTGATGTTGCTGCATATCTGTTTTCAGGGTCGCGTACAAGGCGACCTACTAACTGTACTGAGTTCATGTCTAGTTCTCCTATGTTGCTGAATAAATACTTCATTGTTTTTCTTTTTCTATAACTCTAAATAATGGATTGGTGCTGTCAGCTTCCTTGTACGCTTGCAATAATCGCACTTCTCGCACCTTGTTGGCTCGATTCGTCCATTTTTTATGTCCATAATGTGAGGAACATATTTCTTGATTTCTTCTAATCGTTCGCTGAGCAATTCATCATCAAGGTAGATGACTTTTATATCTGGCTCTTTTTCTTTGCTCAGCGCTGCAATATAGAACGGCAAGCGCTCTCCAGTATTCTGTCGAACAATCTCTTGATAGACAGCACCTTGGATGTCATACCCCCAAGCCCGAACAAATTCTACTTGCCCGAAGCCGTTAACATAAGTGTGCTCTGATAGTGATTTCATCACTTTCAAATCTGCTATTAGAATGCCAGGAAAATAGGAGTCCATCTTTATTTTCCACTGTGCTTCTGCGATTTCTCCAGTCATAATTACTTGCTTCTGCCCACTTAAAAACTTCATAAAATAGGCATCCGCCTCCGCACGCTGGATAATCCTTTCAGCCTGTTTGTAGTCTGATTTCAGACTCCCTTTTGCTGTGAAAATTTCTTGATTTTGACTCTTGAAAGTATCCAGCGTACCTTCGAAATATGCATCGACATAGCTGCCAACTAGCAATGGCGTGCTCTTTTCTTCTATCCAGTTTTCCATTAACTGTGACATCGCTTTTGCTTCGCAACCACTATGTGCAAGTGATCCGCAAAAACTTTTGTATTGCGAGACAGACAGATATTCTCTGTCCGCCTCGCTGGAATAATAATTCTCAGCTGTCAATATCATTTTTCACCTTCTTTTTTTTCAAATGGATCTACAACTTTTGATTTTGCTTGAGTACTATCCTCCACTTCTCCTTCAACGGCACATCCCATAAGTGAACTTGGAATGTAAACTCTAGCAAAAAACGCTGCTGCTCGATAAGCGAGCATCTGATCTGTCATCGTCACCCACTTCTTGTTGCTACTCCAGCCTTCAGCTTTTGCCATTTGTACTGTGATCTCTGTTCCTACGACCTCTTCGCCATCGCTTACCCTGATTGCTTTTATAAAGCATCCTCGGTTATCAGAGCCTTTTTCACCAGTGTACACTGGCAACACATTTTTGAAGTGCCCACTTGCTTGAATCATTGACATACAAGCTTGTCCACTCCACGACGGTTTACCTTTAACAACATACAAATTCTGCATCACGAACATTGGACTTACCCCCATGCGATTAGCCATATCAACAGCTATTGTGCAGTCCATCGGCTTTCCTTGGTACGCTTGGGGAACTAATTGCGACTGAGCAAATAGGTTTCCAATTTTATACAGATTTTTAAAAGACTCTGGGTCTGAAAAAACCTCTTTCGGCAAGTTTCTCTGCTCTTGTACTACTACCTCATCCATTTCGTTTACTCCTCCCAAAACTCATCTGTACTTTTTCTGCAAGCATCTACACAATTTTCGCACCATTTCTCATCAAAGATTTCCCAATAATCTTCTCCGTCTAGTGGTAAACCACATCTATCACAACAGGGCAATTTTGCACGCTTTCTTTCATATTCTGCCTGTCTGCGTTCTTCGGCCTTCCAAGGCTCCTCAAAAATTTCCATTTCTTCCTCCTTTGCATCTAAAAGAGCATCTATGATATACCACGCTGGAATAATAGGTGTTTCACTTAGCGTCAATGCTTCGTCTCTCACAAGATTTAACCATTCCAAAGCATAAATCCATTTCTGATTTTTTTGTAAGCTAACAGGTGCATATACAAAGATTTCTAGTGCGATATCTACAAGTGACATACACTCCACATCTTTGATCACTTTTACTGCTCCGCTTTCAAGCTCAATTCTCAGCTCGCTTCCAACCCAGCTAACGCTTTTCAAAGTGTGCGTTTCAAAGCTTTCAAAAACATCTTTTACCGCTTCCAAAAATCTGATTTTTCTAGCTGAAAGATTTAATGCATGACTAACTGCCAATTTTTTTCCCATTTTTTATCTCCTTTTCACTCTTTTCTACTTATGCATCTTTTACAATTTTTACAATTTTACAGGTGCAGCCCCACGGCCACACCCATCGCAAAGACAAAGATGAAAAATAGCGTGTTTTTTACGAGCGTAACTCTGTCTTCTAGCTCTTCAAGCTCTTCTTCCGCCGCCTCAAGCTCCCTAAGCCTTCCCCTCTCAATTTCCTCGTATTCTACATAGCCCATCTTCAGCTGATTCCTCATTCGTGCTTTCTCCTTTCTTCTCTATAGCTGATTACAGTGGCATGTGACCCAGCAATTGTACTGGCCACATTTTAGCCTATACTCAAATGCTGGACTTTTTTCGTCAATGTTTTCTGGGCACTCTTCACAATTGTATGTATTGTGTGGGTTATACATAAATTCTTTGTATTTCTCTAAGTATTGCTCCTTATCCTTCTTTAGCGAATCCCACTCTTTCTTTGTCATAATCTTCTCCTTTGTTGTGACTACATCCGTTACTCATTGAACTCAGCTTCTTTGTCAAGTCTTTGAATAGCCTCACACGCCTCTTTCCTAATCGCCTCTAACCGTAATCTCGTTGTATCTAAGTCTTTGCTTCCATCACTTAACATTGTGTTAATGATGTCAAGCATGATCACCAGTGAAATCGACAATAAACAATAATTTACATCACTCATCTAATTCCCCTCTCTAGCCCTCTCCATTTATCCTACCTCTCTTACTATCTTCCACCCTGCTCCATTTGCAGGCCTTCTCCTCTGACTTGCAAATTCCGCAGTTTGTATTTTTATCCTCTTTGCTATCCACTTATCAAAACCAACCGTGTCAAAAATAATCTTTGAGTTTGGCTTTGATGGGTCTATCTTAGTGGCAAAATTCTGCTTCGGATCTCTGTAGGCCTCCATCAGTAGTGGTACCGGAAATCCAAGCTTTTTAAGTTCTGACATTTTCATTATTTGTTTCGGAAATTCCATACTTACCTCCTATTTACTTTCCCTCTAATCTCTCCTAAACTATCCTTACAGGCCCTGCCAAGCCGAGTAAACGAAAGGAGGGATATGAGTATGAAATTTAACCCTGATTGCGTGAGAGATATCCTTATCCACATTGAAAGTTTTGAGTATAATTCAGCACATACTATCGATCAGATGTGCACTGAGCTATCCAACTACTCATATGAGGAGCTCGACTACCACTGCTTAAACTTATATGAAGCAGGTCTTATAAGAGCCTCTACAATCAATATATGTGGTGCATATCTTCCGCGAGTTTCAAGAGTATATGATTTAACTTATGAAGGTCACCGATTTTTAAGTGAGATTCGCTCTGATGATGTTTGGAATAAAACCAAAGAAACTGCTAAAAGCATCGGCTCCTTCTCTATTAATACTCTTTCAACAATCGCCACAGGAGTTATTACATCTCTTGCTCAAAAGAGCCTTGGCCTACAGTAACATAGACTGTCAAGTTCAGCTCCGCTTCAGCCATGGCGGGGCTTTTTAATGTAAATTCCTTGATATTCTTAATTTCCACTCCATCAAGATATAGCTTGTTATCTCCAATCGTGAGTTTTTGTAATTCCATCTTCCCTCCTAACCTACCTTTTCAATCAACGGCAGTATCCCATTTGATTTAAGGAAGTCATATAAGAACAATCTTCCCTTTTGCGTCCAGTACATATGCGTTCTCGCTCCCTGACTGCCATCTGGCTTATTGTAGTTTTGCGTCTTTGTCTGTGTGTAGCCTTCGCTTTGATACTTTGCATACAAAAACCACACGCCAGACTGGTTATACTGTACACCCAGCTCATGCAGTTTCTTATTCATGCCTTTCGCACTCATACCATAATCTTTCGCAATCTCCGTCATAGATAGCAAGTCTCCACACTGCAAGATAAGATCGTAGTATGTCGCTTTTGGCTGAAGCTCTGCAATCTGTTGCGTCTTAATGCTATTATCTAGCTGTAATGCCTCAATCTTTTCCTCCTGCTCAAGTGCTAGTTGCAATGCCTCTTTCAGTGTTCGGGGCACTTGCACACCGTAGGCCCCTGTCCTGCGGATACTTGGCAAGACTTCTGAGGTTACCCAATTTGCGAATCTCTCTGCTTCAGCTTTGCGGCTCTGAAAGATAAGCTTGTAGAGATTTGGCTCGTTTATAAAGTCTGCTGTTTGATTTCTTCCTAGTGAGTCGATGATGTCGGTAGTACCGACGCCATCTTGCATCAGTCTGTTTTTTGCATCTCTTGAGTTTTTAATTTCTAAAATTCTGCAAGCATCAGCTAGGCAAAACCACGGCTCGCCATCTTTGATAATGCTCCTTACATCACCAAATTCAGCATTACTAAAAATTTGTAATTCTTCCATTCTTCCTCCTTGTCGCATATTATGCGATAAAATCAGCAAAAAAAATTGCATTCACATCTTTCAGTGACAGATTTAAAGCCCTTGCAATCTTCACAGCTTCATTAACTGATATATTACTACCATCTGAGTTGATCTTTCTGTACAAAGTCGCCTTGTCAACCCCTATGATTTCAGCCAATTGCGATACACTCAATCCACACTCTACAATTTTTCCTTTTAGTTTGTTACCATTTACCATAAATTTATCTCTCACCTCCTTGTCGCATTAAATGCAACAAACTCATAATAAAACACATTTTGCAGTGTGTCAACTATTTTTTGCGTTTTGTGCGAAATTTATTTGCTTTAGTGCCTTATGTGTTGCATAATTGCGAAATATATTATATAATGTCATTACATGAATTAGATATGAAAGGGGACTTCGTATGACAACTGGAGATAGAATAAAACAAAGAAGATTAGAACTAGGATTATCAGTAGACGAGGTCGCTACAAAATTAGGGAAAAACAGGGCAACTGTTTATAGGTATGAGAGTAATGACATTGAAAACCTTCCTGTTGGAACACTCGAACCTTTGGCTGAAATACTCGATACGACCCCAGCATACTTAATGGGCTGGAATAGTGACGACTATCCAATCACTAATGGTTGTGGTCACTCACCAAATGTAGGCATAGTACCTGCTCAGATTGGTACATACCGCATACCAGTTTTATCAACTGTTGCGGCGGGGCAACCAATGTTTTCAGATGATGATGTGATTGAATATATAGACTATGATAAAGAACCACGCAATAACATTATAGGTGTACGAATTGAAGGGGACTCGATGATGCCAGCCATTCAAGATGGTGATACCGTTGTCATAGACCGAGAAGCTGTGTGGGAAGATGGAGATGTGGTTATTGTGACTGTCAGTAACAACTACGGTATGTGTAAAAGAATTAAAAGATATGCCGATGGAATTGCTTTGATATCTAACAACCCATCTTATGAACCAAAATATTACAGTGCTGCGGAAGTAAATGCATTGCCAGTCCGAATAATTGGAAAAGTGAAAGAATTAAGAAGAAAGTTTTGA